GCACACTTTAACGCTCGTACAAGCTCAAAGTCTAGCTGCATTTTTTCTTCTTGACGTTTAGCTATGCGTCTACATTGTCTAAGACCTTCTCTGTCCAGTGGCACCATAAAGTTAACTTGGAAACCCCAGTTCTCACTTATGACATATCCATCTGGATCTACAGGTTGAGTATCATTGCCCATGTAGAACGGGCTAAAAGTCATGGTTGACCCATTACATGCAATGTTTGGGCCATAGTTTTGACGTGATGACGCACCGTTGTTTTGAAACTGCACGGCTTGGTTAGTCACGTTGCCTGTCGCGGCTGCCACAGGGTTAGAAGTATTGTTTGTTTCAGCGTATGCTGGTGTTACTGTGAGAATACAGAGAGCGATGTAGTGGTAGAGTTTATGGTATAGTTTGTGGTGGTATCCCACTGCTCTACTAATCCAGCTGCTCGGGTTGTTGTTTCTAAATTCCATGGTAACGTATTATCTGTTACTGAAAAAGTTGTACCAGTAGCTGTTATATCGGCTGATGGTGTGACGTTGCTGCCTGACCATGTATTTACAGCTGCACCGTACACTTGTTTCTGCGTAACTTCTGTAATAGTTTGAGTGGTAGTTGTTGTACTGTTCATACTACCAGTTGTAAACTGAGGTGTAACAGTATTTGCTCTTGCTATGCTGGGTGATAACAGAGCTAAGAGAAGAATTAGTTTCTTCATACTTTTGGTGTGTCTTGTTTCTTTGCCATAGGGCATGTAGGTGGCTTATTGCTACCATTTTTACCTGTAGTCAAACCGAATGTTGCTAGTGCCCCCGTAAAGACGCTCGCGACGAAAGTGATATCAGAGTTACCTGACTTCTTTACCATCGGTATTTCTACATAGTTTAGTGTAATAATAAACCCAGACCAGATAACTACAGCTAATCGCACAATAGCAGCTAGTATAGCCATCTGCTCATCATGGTCATCTATACCTTCTTTTATTTTTGTAAAGATACCTTTCTTTTTTTCTTCCATTTATCTATCTTGCCTTGTAAGAACTTCTGTACTCGTTTCTTAATTACATCAAAGAAGGGCTGGGCAAGGGTGGTTGTAGCCACAGCTGCTACCGCCGTAGTTACGGCTGTAACCATAACTTCTGGTGACGGTAGCGGCATTTGTATATCTATGATAGGTATATCTAACTTTCTTGTTTGAGGTTGCACTTCGGCGGTTTTTGCTGGTTGTGTCCCTTCTGGTTCGCGAAGATCGCTCGGAGGTACAACCAACGGTATGTAGGATGGAACATCTGCTGTAGGGAGAGGTATTGATGGGGTTTGTATAGTAGGAAAGGTGGGTATTTCCACTATGCTGCTACTTCCATAAGAGTTATATTGCTAACACCAACCTCCTCGTCATAAGCGTTACCATTTGCAACTGTCCTATTTAGATAAAAGGTTTTAGAGCTTTGAGTACAGACAGCACCTACTCTTATTGTTATATCTATACCAGCTGATTGAGAGGGTGCATAAATTAAATTTGTAAAGTGTGTTATGCTTGGAGTTGTATCTTGGTTTGTACTAAAATAGCCTGCTGTCATCATTGAGGTCATTCTCCCTCTATTTCCATTAGATGCACCTCTTAAAGAATCTATAGGAGCTAAAGTTCCTCCTAGTTCAGAACTAAGAACAAAACCTGACCTATGATCTTCAGCACTTGATTCACCAAAAACACTACCAGATATTAAAATTTTTGAATTTGCCGCAGTTGTTGTAATAACTGTATCTAGGGCTGTTAAATAATAAATATTACTACTGTTATTTTCATAAGCATTTGTTATCGAATAGCTTGCAGCAGCATTAGTTGTAGTAGAGACAACTTGAATAATTTTACCTGTACTTGTATTAGGAAAAGCTACCTTACCATCTGAACTAAGCGTAATCCCGTCAGAACTAGCTGACGAGTTACGTATTGAGTCTACGATTATTCGTGACATTATCTACCCTCCTATGGTTTTGGGTTGTCTGCCTTTACCTTCGCAACGTGATCTTTCCATGTAGAGGTTCCGTTTACTGCGTCCCAATACTGCATGTCTAGCTGATCGCCTACAGAGGCGAAAGCTGCTGCTCTGTCAGATTTATATTTAATTGCTGCTGCTGCATCGTCTATAGATTTGCGAGCTGCTGCTACTTTGGCATCGTCAAGTGTTACCTTGTTTCCATCTTTGTCAAACGCTCCAGCGGAGTCGTCTATTGATACTACTGTTCCGCTATAAGCAGAATAAATTGCTTCGTGATCCATTTTGTTAAAAAATAATTGTTTGTATGTTTGTTAAGAAGCAGGCTATGCTGCTACTTCCATTGCTGTTATTGTAGAGGCACATGCCATTGTCGCAAAAGCGTTTGTTGCACTTACTCCTCTATTTAAATAAATAGTTCTAGACAAACCTGACGTATGAGCTATACCAAAGTTATAGTATCTGCTGTTTGTATCTCCAGCAGTATCAAGATATTGGACAGCCATATTAGGGTATGGAGCGTAAGGAGTGGATTCAGGAGAGTAAAATACACCAGTAAAAATTCTTGATTTATTACCATCTTGATCTCCATTTCCTGCATTGAGTCTGCTACCATTTTTTTCTAATCTGATCATCATATATTGTTGGCTGTCAACCCCTATTGTTATTAATCCTGAAATTAAAATTTTATTTGATGCTGAAGTTGGAGTTATTGTAACTTTTAAACTAGAATCGGTATAACTCCACCAAGATGAGCTTGCAGTTGAATTACTTGCCGTATCTGTTTTTGTAGCAGAAACAACTTGAAGAATTTTACCAAAATTAGTATTAGTTGTTAGACTTGTTGCCGTTAAAGTTGGAATAGTAACGCTTCCATTAGAAGCTAAAACAATATTGTTAGAACTGGAGGAAGCATGTTTAATGTTTGTTGTGTTTAAAGTTGCCATTATGCTGCTATCTCCATTGCTGTTAATGTTATATGTGGTCTATCATTTTCTAGGAATTGATATGTCCCTGCGGTAGCTCTTGCGTAAATAGTGTATGTTGTAGCAGAAGTTGTATTTGGACTATCATGTACCGATAAAGAATGAGGAACTATTGCATAGCTAGTACCAGTATTATAAAAACCTTCTAATCCATTTGAGGGATCGCCTAAGTTTGTACTGCCTCTATAAACAGTTACATATCCAAACGCTTGTGATGTTGGAAGATATGTTCCTCCTCCTGTCATTAAAATAAATATCTTAGAAGTAGTTGCTGAAGGTGTTATAGAGATACTTCTATTCATAGATACAAATGAATTACTACTGGTCGTTATTGCTGTATTGGCTATGTCTACACTTACAACTTGAAGAATTTTACCTGTATCTATACCAGATAAACTACTTCCACTAAAAGTTGTTGCGGTTACTAAACCATTTGTTCCATTTATAGTTACTGGCATATTAAATAATTGTCCATGTCTCGCCAGAACCTACAGTGACTGTAGCTCCTGAGTTTACTGTAATAGGCCCAAACGTACCAGCGTTGTGATTATTACTAATCGTGTAGCTGGTAGTTACTGTAGTGCCGTTTTCCCAAAAGATTTTGTCCGACCCACCGCCTGCTGCACCAGCACTAGCTTCAGCCCATGTAAGGCCACCAGCTGCACTAGATTTAGCAGTCAGTACATAATCATTTGTAGGGGTATTGTCTATATTAAGATCGGCTTCTTTGATAGTACCGTCTTTGATACCATCTCCACCTGTTATTCGTGTTAGTGCCATTATGCTGCTACCTCCTGAAGAGTTACCGTAGATGTGGATGTTCCAGACCAGTCTGCATTACTATTATTACTTGATCTATTAACATAAATAGTGTGGTCATTTGTTTTAAATTTGATCTTATAAGTAACTGCATTTGGTGTTGAGGGAGTATCTAAAAATTGTCCTGAGAAAAGTCGATGATTATAAATGTTATCTATATAGCCATGCTGTGTAACTCTTACCCTTAATTCGTTTGCATCACCTATTAAAATGTTATCTGTATCACTACCTCCTACTGATCGAGAAAGAATAAAACTAGCGTGTGAGTTACTTCCTCCACCTATCATAATGCTCCAACTGATAAGTATTTTATTGCTTGAAGAGCTAGGAGTTAAACTTGGTTGCAACCCTACTAAGGCTGTTGCAGTACTTGGATAGCCTGAGTTACTAATACTTTGAGTATTTGTTTTAACTGCTTGAACAGCTTGAAGAATTTTACCCGCAGTAGCTGTTGTAGCTACTGTGCCATTTACATCTGGCAAAGTTAAAACTCTATGTGCACCACCAGATGTTGATGCTGGAGCTTGTAAGGATACTGACCCAGAGGTAGATCCAACTAATTTTACTGTCATGCTGCTACCTCGCTACAACGAATAAATGATATAGTTCTTGGATATTTATTGTTGTTAGTATCAACTGGTGTTCTATTAAAATAAAAAGTTTGGTTGCCACCAGAAGAGTGACTAAATTGTAGATGATATTCGTGTGTGCCAGCACTTGGGCTGTCTAAGAAACTAAAATAAATATTTGCTAAATTGTAATTATCTTCATGGAAAGATGCAGACGTACAGCGTCTTCTATTTCCGTCTGCATCACCAACTCCTACATCACTATTATTTCTTCTTAAACCAAGATTCATAACATTGCCTTCACTTGTCATACTTACATTTACAACACCCTCTATTAATACTTTATTACTACCAGTAGTTGTAATGCTTTGTCTTAAAAAAGTTGGGTTAAAGTCTGAACCTGTGTTTATAACTTGTGATGCGGTATCTGTTTTTGTTGTTTGTTTTACCTGTAAAATATTTCCAGCTCTTACTAATGTGTCCAGCGTAGCTGACGCTGTACCGGGTACAGTCAACTCAAAGGCATTATTACCAGTTGTACTGGCTGGTCCTTTGATAGCAACTGTTCCTCCACCGCCGTCTGCGGTTAGTTTTAATTGGCTCATACTTTTATCTCCAGTAAAGTAATAGTCGAAGTTTGAGTACCACTCATTTGTGCATAAGCAACAGTACTGGAATTATTACAATAAAATTGTGTTTTATATGTATAAGACCCAGCATTTCCGGGACTATCTTGATATATTATTCCATGAGTACCAAAGTCACTATTCCAAGCATCTCCATTTGAATGAGAATCACCTCCTCCAGCTACTTGTGTTAAAAGAGTTGTAGAATCTCGAAGTAGTTTTATATAAGCTGCAAAGGTTCCAACGGTGTTATATCTCTGTACCCAAAGATCTTGAGATACTAAAACTATAACTTTATTGTTATTACTTGTAGTAGTAATTGTTGCAGATAAACCAGTATCTACCGCAGTCGTATCATTATCTGTAACTTGTGTACTTGTTGTACCTGTGACTGTTTGTATTACTGACCCTGCACTCATAGCAGAATCAGGTAAGGAAGATAAGCCTGTAACTGTTCCGTTACCATTTAATGTTATTGCCATAATCTATACGATTGTCCAGTTTTCTCCAGTACCAATCGTTACAGCAACGCCACTATTGATGGTCACAGGACCAGCACTCATTGCGTTTGTATTATTAGTAATGGTGTAATTGGTCGTTACGGTTTGACCATTTTCATAGAAGATTTTGTCAGTTCCTCCACCTGTTGCTCCAGCTGCTGCTGTTACCCACTCCATACCATTAGCTGTGTAGCCAAGTACTTTGTCCGTACCAGAAGGTGCAGCGTGTATATCCAATTTTGCTTCAGATATAGTGTCGTCTAATATTTGACTATTAGTTACACCACCTTGAGCTATCTTAACTCCTGAGACTGCTCCATTAGCTATTTTAGCAGATGTAACAGAATCATCAGCTGGTACACTAAGACTTATTGCGTTTCCGAGGGTGAGAATAAAGAAGTCAGAACCAGTAGCAGGGGCACTAGCAAATATAATATCGTTACCGTCAATAGCAAATCCTTCGCTTGGACTGGTTCCACTATTAGGTTTCTGAACGACTCCATTGACGCTAACAAGATGTGCTTGAGCATTTGTACCGGGGTTTGATAATGTGAATCTTGTAGCTATATTATTAAAGGTTGCACTACCACCGCCTGAGCCACTAGAGCTAGACAATGTGTTTATTTGTATGTTGTAAGTAGATGCAACGTCAGCGAATGAAAGAACACCACTACCATTAGTTTTTAAGAACTGACCATTA